GTTGCTGACGGGCAAGTTTTAGCGTATGACGGAAACAACTGGGTAAACAGAGGTGGAAACGCAGGCGGACTGATTAACTTAGGTGAAGTTTCTAATGTCAAGATTTCAGGCGGTGCAATTGGCTACGTTCTTGAAACTGATGGATTAGGCAACTTATCTTGGACTCCTAAATCCACTATCATATCGTTCATTCAAAATGTATCAAAAGCTAATCCAGCAATAGTTACAACAACACAAGACAACTTCTTTACTGACGGAACAAGAATTACTATTACCGGCGCTCAGGGAATGACGCAACTTAACGGTAATACGTATTATGCAAATGTATTAACTGCTAATACGTTTTCTCTTTATGCTAACTCAGACTTGTCTGGGCCAATTAACTCTACTGGATTTTCTACTTACGCATTTACTTCTGCCGCAAGCACTACTGCATCCACCAACGTCATTACAATAGGCGACTCATCACTATTTTCACTGAACCAAGAAGTAGAATTTGTAGGTAACTTGGGCAATAGTACATTAGAAAACAATGTTCCCTACTACATTAAAACTAAGCCAAGCGGCACTTCAATTACCGTTTCAGAAACACTACTGGCAAATGGTACCGCTGGTGATGTTAAACCGCTGGTAACAGCAACATTGACAGGTGCTAATGTTTATGCTACAGGCGGCAGAGCTATTGCTACTGTAAGTGGCGGAGGAGGTTCGTCCGCAGCCGCAGGTGTTGAGGGGTCAATTCAGTTTTACGGTGGAGGTATCTTAGCTGCCGATGCAGACTTAAATTGGAATTCTGTTTCCTCACCAAAGACATTGACTGCTACAGGCAATATCAACACCGGAAACGTGAGTGCAACCGGAGTCATTACTGCGCCTCAATTAACTTCAAACATCGCAACAGGCACTGCACCACTAACAGTCACAAGTACTACACGGGTTGCTAACTTGAACGTAGACAGAGCTAACGTTAGTGATTTTGGTACAGTTACTAATCAAACTACCGGAACGTTTTTCCCAGTATTAGTAAACAGCAGCGCAACCGGAAATCGTGCGTTAGGTGCTAATGCAAATATCTCATTCAATGCTGCCACAGGGGCATTGACTTCCACTCTATTTACGGGTACACTAACTACCGCTGCTCAACCAAACGTTACAAGTTTAGGTACACTAACGTCACTAGGTGTCAATGGTACTATCACTGGTGTTAATATCACTGCCAACACAGGTGTCTTTACTGGTAACGCTAGCGGATTATCTGAGATTAATGCAAGCAACTTATCAAGTGGGACTGTTCCTACAGCAAGACTTAGTGGTAGCTATCCAATTACTGTCTCAAATGCAGCACAACCAAATATCACGAGTGTTGGTACGTTAACTACACTTGCTGTTTCAGGTACTACTGGTGTAGTGTCTACTGACTCTTCGGCAGCCGCTTCAATTACTAAGATAATAAGAGCGGTAAATGGTACTCAGGATATTGCACTTATTCCTAGAGCGGGCGCTGGATCATACAATACCTTGACCGCAGCGGATGATGCATTAATTACTTTTGCTAACTCATCTGCACAAGGTAACGCTAACCTAACTATTGCCCCATGGGCAAGCGCAAACACAGGCATTAGAATACAATCAGTATCAAATACTGCAACAATCTTCTTAAATGCATCAACTACTAATGTCAGTGCGGCTTTAAATGTAGCCGGTACAATAACTGCCCCTGCATTTACTGCTAACACGGGTGTGTTCACTGGCAATGGTTCCGGATTAACAAATCTAAATGGTTCAAATGTTACCGGCACTGTAGCTAGTGCAACAAGCGCAGGGTCTGCTACTACAGCAGGTACAGTAACAACGGCAGCACAAGGTAATATTACAAGTGTTGGTACACTAACTGGATTAACTACCTCAGGAAATACTTATTTAGGAACCGCCAGCACAAGCAACGTTGGTATAGGAACAATCTCTCCCGCTACAAAACTTCACGTATACAGTGATGACGGTAATACCCCTGTTACTCTTACGCAAAATTTTGCAGGAGCCAATGCTGCATTTACTGCATTAGGAATAACCCAAGGTGCTTCGTTCGGTGTTAGAGATACAGGAACATATGTAACCAGTACAAGCGATACTATATTTTATTACAACACTTCTGAAACTGTACGCATTCAAGCAACTGGCAATGTTGGAATCGGTAACGCAGCACCAACTCACAAGCTCTCAGTTAATGGTACCGCTGCGATAAGCACTTCTCTACAAGTAGCAAATATCACAACAGGTGCAAACACTACTGCTGGTTCAATTACAGGTAACTGGACACTCACAGCAGGTTCTAGAATGCAAGCTACTTACGCTGACCTTGCAGAATACTACGAAGCCGATGAATCATACGAGCCGGGTACTGTATTGATGTTCGGCGGAGAAAAAGAAGTCACTCTTGCAGATGACGGTACGAGTAGAGTAGCTGGCGTAGTTTCTACTAACCCAGCATATGTGATGAACTCTACGTGTCCCGGACTATTGACAGCAGTAGCACTACAGGGTCGTGTACCGTGTAAAGTTCGCGGTAAGATTAGTAAAGGTGATATGCTCATTTCAGGTGGTAACGGATTCGCAAGACCAAATCAGTTCCCGTCTATGGGTACAGTCATCGGTAAAGCATTAGAAAACTTTGATGGCTATGAAGGTGTCATTGAAGTAGCAGTTGGAAGATTATAAGGATAATAAAATGGCATCATTCATTCAAACACCAGGCAGTTCAAGCGCAAGAATAGGACCACTTGCAACAGACAAAGTGAGAATTGCAACTACCGGTTCTGCTATCGCAGTTAATGTTGGCAATAGTGCTGTTACTGCTAATCTTACCGCATGTGAAATCATTCCTGCCAACTCAGTAGATAATAGTTATATTGTTGGTCAGGGTAACTATCTTGCTTATATTAATGCAAATGGTACTGCCGCTGTATTTTCAGTAACAGAATTAGGTATGCCACACGCTGTTACAGGCACCGAATAATTTCGCAATAAAGCTAAATACATTGTAACGTTCTCAATGAGGAGAACTTATGCAGTACCCACTGCGTAGCGAATAGAACTCGCTTTTCAAAGGAGAAAACAAATGGGTAGACCACTAAAAATTGCTAAATCACAGGCAGTCATTACTATTACTGCAACTGCTGCTGCAACGGATATCGTAACAACTTCAGCAAACTTCACTAATCTCGGCATCATTGCAGGTATGCCATTCGTAACCGCATCTAACGTTGGCGGACTAATCGCTGGCACACTCTACTGGATTCTTCAAGTAGTAAATGCCGGTGCAAACAGTACATTTACTGTTTCTGCAACTCCACTAAACGCTAACCCAAATTCAACTAAGGTTGACTTATCATCTACTTCAGGTCAAACTATTGCAACTACTGTTGCTCCTGTTGATATGTATTTCAACAATCCACTAGGACCACAATGGCCAGCAACAAACGCAAACACTTACTCAGTAGTCGGTGGTAACACTGCACAGTTCGGTAAGCAAGTACTTTGCAATGTTGGATTCGGTGTTCAAGGTACAGGTACACAATTAGCAAGTACAAGTAGCAATGTTGTAGTTGGTTTAGGTACTGACTTTGCTAATATTGCTAATGGTACAATTATCTTTGCTCAGTATGGAACAAAAGGTTACGGTGCTAATACAGTAATAGGAACAGGCGCTGTAACATTAGTAGGTACAGTTGCCGACAACGTCGGTGATGTAACAGTAGCAGTCGCTAACTCAACTGCAACAGGTAACGTCATTCGCACAAGCGGAAATGCACAGACACTCGTGTTAGACGGCGCAGTAACTTTTGATACCGCATTCGGCGGACTATCAGCAGATACACCTTACTTTGTTAAAACAATCGCCAATGCGACAGCATTCACTGTTTCTGCAACACCAGGTGGCGCACCACAAGCAGTTACATCAAACGCAAGTGTAACAGCAAATGCTATTCAGCAACAACTAGTGTTAGATGATGTTGCGGCAAATAATAGCACAGGTGTAAGTGGTGCAGGTGATACATTCATTCAAGTATTACCAGAAGCAGGCTACATTGTCCGTCAGAAGGGTAAGCAGAAGTATCTCGTAACAGGTACTACAACTGGACTAACCGGTGCTTGCTTCACAGCTAACGTTGCTAACACTGCATTGCTTCCAAACACAATGACAATCACTGCAACTTATGCAAATAGCTCAACTGTTAAGGTTCAGAGCTTGAGCGATCACACTGGTGAATTGTTCACTGCAACATCAGGTCCAGTTGCAACAGGTAACATCGTGTTCCCGAACGCTGCACCCGCATTTGCAACCTTCAATGCTGCCGCTGCTGCTAACACAGTTGGGGCACAGCCTTACCCGCTTGTACAAATCGGCAACGCATAAGGAATAAACAATGGCTCAGGCTTCGGCAGTTCAAAAACTTAAGCAGACTGAGACCGAAATTGCGGTCCTTCAGGTACAGTATGGATATCTCAATGAAAAATGTGACGATATCAAAACTGGCCTGAAGGACTTGACAACTCACATTGACAATCAAACAGAAGCTACTCATAACCTCATCAAAGAGTTTCAAGAAGAAAATAAAAAGCAACACGACGAAGTAAACGAGAAAATCGCTTCATTTGAAAAGTGGCGCTGGATGCTTATGGGAGCAGGTGTGTTAGCAGGCGCTATAGGATGGCCCACATTATCAGCACTTCTTGGTATGTAATCAAGTAAGACTGTTCAACTTTTCAATCACAATATCAATATTCACAGTAGAAAATAATCCAGGGTGTAATGGTTTAGGATATAGACCAGACTTTACCCACGCATAGCCTACGTGTTCGTGATTTAATTTAGGAATAAATTCTTCTTCAATTTGACAGAAAAATGTATGATATGTGAAGTTTCCATTCACGAATTTTTGAATAGGAATAATCTTTAGATCAGAAATGTCAAATTGCATTTCTTCAAAGCATTCTCTTTTTATCCCATCAGACAACGTTTCATCATTTTCTATTCCGCCACCTGGGATACTCCACATAGGAGTTTGCTTGTCATTTCTCAATAAGTATAGAAAGCTATTTGTTACTGAACTATAGAAGAAAACGCCGGCAGCTTGTTTTGACATATTAGATAACGATACTGTAATCGCCTTCCCCGTACCATCCTTCATATGACTTGACCCACATGCCTTCAGTAGGTGCATATCTATATTGAATATTAGTAGTTAAATTCGTTACAAATTGCACGGTAGTTGCCTCTTCAGCAGAAAATGCAACTTCCCATTGATTAGAATTAGCATTATATTCTATGATATCATTGGCTGCTGCAACTAAATCTCCCCAAGCAACAGTAGAATCTTCGTCATATCCTATATCTTCAACTATAAGATATCTTACATTTGGCCAAGGTCCCGGCAATCCAGCATTAGGACCAGTCAACTGAGGATTAATGATTGCGTTAATTGGTTCAAGTGTGTTTTGTGGTAGAGTATCTGGGTCAATATTATAAATCAAGAATCTATCATCAACCGGGTTAGGTACAATCGTGCCAACAATATCATCTTCCATATATGGGTTCTGTAACCAAATCTGACTGATACCTGGCTTAATTGCTCCATAAACGTTCAATAAGCTTGTCCAATACAAGTCTGTATTCGGATTCACTGGCTGTTCTAGTGAGCTATTAGGCGGATAGAATGCAGTAGCTTGTGGAAGCAACTGTAATTGATTGCCCAACAATAATAGTTTATAACCATATGGGCTAATCTTTTGTCTAGTTCCAAGCAACAAGTCTTCATCTTGAATATCATCAAGTGCTGCACCCTTAAAGATACTTGCAATAACTTTATGAATGACACCCATCTTCTTGAGCTTACTGGCAGTAGTGAGCCATATAGGCATATAGAACTTCCAAGTCATAACATCAATTGGGTTGCCTGTTCCCTGAGGAATTTGTCTGCTGGTAAAAGTTATACCATCTTGGAATACTGCACTCAGCGAAGTCCAGTCAACAAAGTTATCAGTGCTTTGCAGTTCTAATGCTGGATTGAACAGCGTACCTAATTGTTCAATGATTTCTAACTTTTGATTGTAGTTAGTAGTCCAAAAATCAACAGTGATTCTTAGTGTATATGGAACTGGCATTAATCTTTCAACAGTGAATGCTTGTCCTTGTGTTGTCTCATAGCTTTGAGTATCTTGATTATATGCTCGTTGACGAACATTAACCTTATCAACGAATGTTGGGTCTTGTGTCCACTTTTGATTATACTCTAGTCCACTGATATAGTAAGTAATCATTGGTGCAGAGGGCAAGTTACTTGCACTGTTGTTAGCAATGATAGTGCTTGCTTGTCTGCTTGCGTCACCATACATAATTGGCACACGAAGAAGAATATCGTTACCATTTGGGTCTTTGCCCTTAGTTACGTACCAGTTACTAAAGATTTTAGCAAACTGAATTAAGAACCTTCTTATTTGATTATCGTAAAAATACTGTGCCATCTATTATACTTCCGGGGGTACTGGGTCAAGAGCAGGTCGCAGCACAGATGATAGTGGTTGTGCTTGAGGAACAACTTCTTCAGTGTTATTTAGATAGATTTCACCCTGGTTGTTAATAAAGCCTGACAGCAATGACTTGTCGTCCGCAGTAAATCCAGTATCAGTTCTTACATTCTCGCTTATACGAATCCATAACTTTCCGTCCCAACGATATAGCAATTGAGGCATGTAATCAATGCGTAAGAAATAGTCACCTACTTGTGGATTTTGCGGGAAACTGATTCCAGCACCTACGGGGAAACCATTTGGTGCTTCGCCGTCACCTGTCAGATAACCTGTGCTGTATCCAAACGTTCTAGGACTTGATCTAGTGATATACTGGAATCTAGGATCACAGTCTGCACGATAGTCCATTTGCTGAGTGATATCACCGGTAAAGCCAGGAGCCTCAGGATTCTGATCAGCAGTAGCGTATGTATTATCAGCGGTACCGTATGGCCCTGTGATTATTCCTAATGACTGTACTGCTAATGATTTAGTAGTTTCTACTGACCCAGAACCGCCCTCAGTGCGAACAGGAGCTTCTTCTACCATATTCAAACTAGTTTGAACAAATTTGTCAAGCTTGTCTTCAAAATGGTCCATGTCAGCGGTCATGTCCCAAATACTTTGCAGTGCTTCTTTTTTGATCTTGATGCCGACACTTGGAGTCTTGTACTTTGAGCTACGCATAAACACGACGGTACCTTCTACGGGAACCTCAGTGCCTGTATTGCTTGAAGTGATTACGTCAACAGGCGGAGCGGGCTGATTGGTTTGATCAGACAGCACATTGTTAGCTTTGTATCTACCATATGTGGGTACAATATACAACTTGCTCGTATCGTATCCGGCTTTGGGGACTAGTCTCTTAGCTTCTTCAAGCTGTGCATTGTTGATTGCTATGTTCTTATTGTAGGTTGATAATATGTCAGCAAGATTACCATTAGTAATCTCTTTCCAATATGTTGAATTAGGTGGGGTGACACCCGCCGGGACCTCAATGATAGATTCATAGAGCTTATCACCAAAGTTAATTGTGTAGCCCGGCGGATATGTTTTGTCTTTGTCCCAATTACCGAGATAGTTATCTTGATTAATTGGTTCTTTGAGAATGTCGCTAAATTCTTCACTGTTAACAAGTGGTTCACACTTGATACGCCATAAATGGGGATACCATGTCTGTGTAAAACCTTCACTTGCATAGTTTGCATCGGTAATTTGATAGAATCGTTTCAATGCAACTGGGATAGTCTCATTAAGAGGATTGTAGTCCAACAAGTGTGGTAGTTCCAGTACGTCACCGACCATAAGTTTTCTACCTACAATGTCTATCATATCATTATAGTGGACAGTGATAAAGATTATATCATTATTCAAGAACAACCCAAATTGGCTTAAGTCAAAGTCTAAGTTTTGCACGTTGTAGTGACCGCGCAAGCGATAGATGTTCTTATCATATACTCTATCACGGTTCTCTAAGAACAGCAAGTCTTGGATGTTTAGTGGACTTAGTACATCATAGTTTGGCTGAGTATAGTCAACACTAGTATCGCCGGTAGCTGGGCCTAGATACTTGTGAATGTACAAGTCAGTCCCGCCCACAGTGAATTGTTCGGATATCGTTCTATCTAGGAATCGATAGTCGTTTTGTTTGTTCGAACGGTATAAACTAAGCTTTGGCATATAGTTATTTATCGGAAAAAAAAGGTTGACACTGGTTACCCTTTTTGTTATAACGAATGAATCAACAACAGAAATGAAAGGTTGATCGAAATGAAATTAGTCCCAGCCGAAAAACTTATTATTCCTATGGAAGACCGTCCTCGTTGCATCGAAGAAGGGTGCGACGAACCTGGGCACCACACTGGTAGATATCGTAAATCAGACGGCATGCCATATTTTCGTACTCGTTGCGAAAAGCATCATGCAGAATATCAGGGTAAAAAGAAGGGACAGACTTCACGACAGTGGAGAAATAGCTTTCATCCCTATCTACATCAGCGCAAAGACTATTGCGAAAACATTGATGGGCGCTTAGGTTTTGTTTGCACTACAACCATTACAATGGATGCAATGTTACAAGTAGATCATATCGACGGCTGCCCGGATAATAATGATCCGGAGAATCTGCAAACATTCTGTGCATGTTGCCATATTCATAAGACCGTTACTAACAAGGATTATGCCACTCCCGGACGAAAAACTCTAAAAAATGGTTGACACGGTTACCCAAAACTGCTATAAAGAATGTATAGCAAGGAGATTGTAACATGGCTCAGCAGACGATCAACGAAATCATGAATGAAATGGCAGAAGATATCCGCTGTGATATTCACGGTGATATCTATGGTCACGAACGTTGGGCCGAAGAAATCTTTCGTCTTCGTGCTGAACTTCGCCGCAATCGTGAAAAAGCTATTGAAGATAGCTGGGCCCGTAACCCTGATCGTAGCGGCGGTCAGTATAGCGATGCTGAAATTGCTCGTGCCCGTACGGAGCGGTGGTAATGATTGAAATAGCCCGGGCTATGTTTGCGATTGGACTAGGCATACTGTCTATGATAATTTTTAGAGTCTTTCTTGATGTTTGGAAAGGACGTTGGTAATGGAAGCATTAACCTTTGACGAATGGTATAAAAAGACATACCCCGGCGATTGGGCGTTGGCGCGTGAAGCATTGTCGCCTCCTGCAATAGAACGCTATGAACAAGCAAGTCGGGCATGGGAAGCCTCTCGTGAAAACATCCGTTATTGGGACTTATGACATGAAGTTTCTTGAATTTATACTCACGACATTTGCAGGACGTTTTGTTCTGTTTCTAATGATTGTTGCCGCAGCTTGGGCTTATAAGCTTTTAGGTTGACCCATGACTACTAACGCTTATCTGTTCATGTGGACTCAGTATGGCATTGAAGCCATCGTACCTATCACACAATATGAAGAACAAGACAAGCTTGACACTTGGAACATTCTCAGGGGTCAACCTACGGGCAAGAATCCATTAGACGATATTCTTAGCTCCATGCAACTCAGGGCACGATTCAATCCTGGTCGTCACTATGAAATCTATGCTATGGATTGTGAGGAAGGCATCACCGAAGAACAGTTGTTTGAGTTGTGGGATAGCAACCCTCAATATGCAGCAGACCTGACCCGTGAAAAGGGTGTCTGTATGTTCAATGGTCGCAAGCCATTGCATGAAATCAAGGTTAGGTAATTTTTCGGTTGACAATTACCTATGGCTATTGTATAGTGTATAAGTAATCTGAAATTCAGGAGATAATCTATGGCTCGTCGCCCCGCTCTCATCAAGGCTCGTAAGCCTAAGAAGACCACTGTTCGTGTCGGCAAAGGTCTGACCGTTGCTAAAAGCACTAACACTACTGTTAAGGACCTTCGTCCGAAGGATACTGACATTGTTCATTACGGTCCCGAACCGAATTTCAGTGATAAGCAGCCCAATCCTGAACGCCGCGAAAGCGAACTTGGGAATGCGTATAGTTGGTACTCTCACTTTTATGGTCCTAAGGATGCTAAGATGTTCATCATCCAGTATCTTGAAGATACTAAGGCTGATAAGGAAATCATCAAGCTTGTTCGTAAGGCCCCTGATAATCGCACTGTAACTACTGCTGGTTGGGTTGCTCGTTGTGCTACCCGTGGTCTTATCCTCGAACAGAAGAATATTGATTATATTCAACGGGCAGTTGACATTCTTGTTGACTTTGCTAAGCGCAATGTCAAGGATGATACTGATACTGAAACTGAAACGAAGCCTAAGCGTACTGTCAACATTCAGGAAGTCATGCGTGAAAAGGCTGATGAAGCCCTCGGTGATGTAGAAGCACTGTTTGACGAATTTATTGACGCAGGTTGCCCTAAGGACTTCAACGTTGACAAGCGTGTTGTAGGCGCACTGTCTGCACGTAACGTTCTCCCGCAGCATCTTGCTCTTGCTATTAAGCGTTATCAGCGTCTCCTTGACGAATACCTTGAAGTTCAGGAAGGCAAGTGCGACCAGCTTAAGGAAGCATACAGCAACTACAGTAAGATGCAGATCCGTTATACTATCAAGTTTATCGAGGATATCATCGGTGAATTGAATGGCTATATCAGTCTCAAGCAGGCAACTAAGAAGCCTCGTGCTAAGAAAGCAGTTCCTGTTGAAAAGGTTGTAGCTAAGCTTAAGCACTGCAAGGTATTCAAGGACGATGCTCTCAAGCTTGATCTTACTGGTCTAAGCCCCGTCAAGCTCCATCAGAGCACCGAAGCTTGGGTCTATGACACTAAGAAGCGTAAGATGCATCACTATGTCGCAGACGACTACAGCAAGTGCCTGATGATCAAGGGCAATACTGTTATTGGTTTTGACAAGAAGGAGTCAGGCATCAAGTCGCTTCGCAAGCCTGCTGAACAGATTAAGGCATTGATGGGCAGTAAGCCTGCTGCTCGTAAGTTTTTCAAGGAGATCAAGGCTGTTGAAGCGGTACCAAACGGTCGCTTCAATGCAGACATGATCATCCTCAAGGCATTTTAAAAGGAAAATATATGACAACCCAAATTGATCTAAACAAGTACGCCGATTTTGTTCTTACCGTTTGTTCGGATCCTAGTAAAGCAGTAGACGCATTTGTGTCCCGCGTAAAGGAACTGGATGAAACAACCGGAGTCAATATTCCCTTATTGCTGACAGCCGGTATTGGTCTAGGAAGTGAAGGAGGAGAATTCCAAGAGATTGTCAAGAAGGTATTGTTCCAAGGTAAACCTTTGTCGGACGATACAGTGTTTCATCTTAAGCGTGAACTGGGCGACATTGCTTGGTACTGGGCTAATGCTTGTAACGCACTTGGACTTGATCCTAATGAGGTGCTTGCAGAGAACGTACACAAGCTACAGTCACGCTATCCGGGTGGCAAGTTTGATGCTCACTACAGCGAGAACCGTAAGGACGGCGACCTGTGACGAAAGATGTTGAAGTATCTATTTTAAAACTTGTTGCCGAACAGTTTGGTTTAGGCAA